TATTACACTTACCAACGGTGGACAAGGATATATAACAGCACCCAATGTTATTATAGACAATGGCGAAATTACACAGATCCTTTACCGTTAGGAGAACACTTGCCCATAAAACGTTTGATAGCCGTAGGTTGTAGTTGGACTTATGGTGCTGAACTTCCTGAAGAAACAAGATTAGAAAAAAGTTACCCTGGACTAGTTGCAAAACACTATGGATTGCAATTAGACAATTGCGGCTATCCAGGAGCAAGCCTTGAAAGTATGCGTTGGGTATTACGATGGCATGTGCAAAATAACAAAGATTTAGATGAGATATTATGGCTAGTAGGACTGACTGAAAGCACACGTCAAAGTTGGTACAACGCATTAGGCAATGATGCAGAATATAACTTTAATTTTAATCAGCCTGATCGACTTTGGAACAATCATGTTCATAGTGTGTGGCTTAAAGAAAACGACCCTAATATAAATCCTAGTTGGTATGAACTTAATCGGTTATGGATAGCAAACTGCTATGATGCAGAATGGGCAGAACAAAATCATTGGGAGACAGTTGCGACATTTGCCAGTGTACAAAATGTAGTACAATTTAATTGTCTTATTAATCCTTACAAGAATCCTAATGTGATAAACAATGATGGTAGTTTTAGACAAATGCTGAAACCAGAACATCTTTATCCAGGTAAACATCCAAATGAAACCGGACATGAAATTATATCTAAACACTTGATTAATCACATAGATTGTGCTAATATACTAGCATAATGATCGATCTATTGAGTTACATTCCACAGAAGCGGAAAAATACAAGTTCTGGTTGGGTAAGTTTTAATGCACCTTGTTGTGTACACAAAGGCGAGTCACAGGACAAACGTCTGCGTGGTGGTATAAAACAAGCAGAAGATGACTGGAGTTATCACTGTTTCAACTGTGGCTTTACTGCAAGTTTTACTGCAGGGCGTAGTGTTGGTTACAAAGCACGTAAGTTTCTTGAATGGCTAGGTGTTGATCCAACTGATATTGAAAGACTGAACTTAGAAAGTTTAAAACGTAAAAGTTTGTTAGACTTAACTGCTGAACGTAACACAATTAAACAAAAGCAGATTGACTTTGAAGAACAAGAAATACCCACAGGTGTTGAACGTATTGATGAAAACAATAAACTACATTTTCACTATGTTGAATACCTAAAGAAACGTGGCATGGTATTTGGCTATCCGTTCTTAGTAGATAAAAAACGTGGACCAAGAGATAGGATTGTTATACCATACACATACAAGAACAGGATAGTAGGACATACATCACGTTACTTGGACAATCGTACGCCAAAGTTTATAAACAGTCAGCAACCAGGATATGTATTTGGTTATGATTTACAAAAGTCAGACTGGACCACGGCTATAGTTGTTGAAGGTATATTTGATGCACTAAGTATATCTGGCTTGGCATGTATGCATGAAACCATAAGCAAAGATCAAGCACAGTTACTAAAACAGTTGCAACGTAGAATCATAGTAGTACCTGATCAGGACCGTGCAGGATTAAGTATAATTGATGCCGCAGTAGAACACAAGTTTGAAGTTAGTATACCAGAGTGGCCTGAAGATGTAAAAGATGTAAACGATGCAGTGGTACGTTTTGGTGTAGCACAAACACTACAACAAATACATCAGTGTGCAGAACGTAGTAAAATAAAAATTGAAATGGCACGTAAACGCCTAGCGAGGATAGTATGATAGAATATACATATGATGTACAGAAATTGTTCTTAGAAATGATGATGCATGATGCACAAAGTTTCTTGAGAGTACAAAACATTTTCAATGAAGAAAACTTTGACAGAGACTTGAGAGAAACTGCAAAGTTTATCTATGATCATGCTAACGAACACAAAACACTTCCTGACAGAGCACAGATCAAAGCAGTAACAAACATTGAACTGTTGGAGATTCCAGACTTAAACAGTGGACACACTGATTGGTTTTTAGAAACATTTGAGGCATTTACTAGACGTGTTGAACTTGAACGTGCAATACTTAAAAGTGCAGACTTGCTGGAGAAAGGTGAGTATTCACCAGTTGAGAAACTTATAAAGGATGCAGTGCAAATAAGTTTGACAAAGGACTTGGGCACAGATTATTTTGAGGATCCTCGTGCAAGGCTTGCGGCACTAAAAGACAACAATGGACAGAATAGCACTGGTTGGCCCAAGTTAGACAAACTGTTATATGGTGGATTCAACAGAGGCGAACTACAGATATTTGCAGGTGGCTCAGGATCAGGTAAAAGTTTGTTTATGCAAAACTTAGCAGTGAACTGGATGGAAGCAGGACTCAGCGGAGTGTATGTTACACTTGAATTAAGTGAAGGATTAACTGCTATGCGTGTTGATAGTATGTTAACAAATACTCCTAGCAAACAGTTGTTCAAAGACATCGAAACTGTTGAAATGAAAGTGAAGATGATGGGCAAGAAAGCAGGTGGCTTACAAATAAAGTACATGCCTGCACAAAGCACAGTGAATGACATAAGAGCATTTGTAAAAGAACTTAGCATCAAGCAAGGCAAAAACATAGACTTTATGTGTATTGACTATTTGGATTTGCTTATGCCAGTCAGTGCTAAGGTATCGCCAAATGATCTGTTTGTTAAGGACAAATATGTATCAGAAGAACTGCGTAACCTAGCAAGAGAACTTAACATACTGTTTGTTACTGCATCTCAGTTGAACAGAAGTGCAGTTGAAGAAGTAGAGTTTGATCATTCGCATATAAGTGGTGGTATCAGTAAGATTAATACTGCTGACAATGTGTTTGGTATATTTACAAGCCGTGCAATGAGAGAACGTGGCAGATATCAAATACAGGCTATGAAGACTAGAAGTAGTTCAGGTGTGGGTATGAAAGTAGATTTGGAGTTTGACATAGAAAGTTTACGTATACGTGACTTGGGTGATGATGAAGAGTATCAACAGTTTAAGAAACAGTCAAGTTCAATATATGATCAAATTAAAGCAAAGTCTATACAAAGTGATCCAGCATCAGAGGCAACTGTAGAAGATGAACCTGGCAAGATTGTTGCTGATGTACAAAGCACAAAACTTAAACAGATGTTAGCAGGTATTAAAAGTAAAGGTTAGCAATGAAAATCTATACACAGAGAAATTGTCATCGTAATGAAGGAGTAATATGGGATAATCAAGCAAATACATTTGCTTCAGATTCTACTAAGTTAGATGAAGATTCGATATTATATCTCATTGAGACATTTTCTGATTCAGATCTTGCTGGGCTACTAAAAAAATACGGCAATCCAAAATATATCGTAAGCGATAGTCATAGTTTTTTTGATAGAGAACACTATCCTAGAATTTATACTGTAGACATGTTTTTAAAGTGGCTAGCAGAGGGATTTGAAAAAAAAGGCAAACTTCATTTATCAGACGAATTAATTACTAAATATTCTGCAAATTTTATGGTAAACAAAAAACAACTAAACAGATACCTCACAATCAAGTTATGTGAAATTTTTGGCATAGATTACGACTATACGTGGAGCGGAATAGGTAGAGTAGAGGACTGTAGCAAACTAGTTGAAGAAAAAAGTAAATTGAATGATCCCACAATTGATAATTACTGGAGTGAAATATTATCGCCAATTAATATTACTAAAAAATGGATTCCAGTAACCGGAGCAGACACTGTAGGTAATGATGTCAACATTGCAGAATATGGTAATAATTTTCAGTCATGGAACCAAGGTCTTAACAAAATGTTTCAATCGACTGCCGTCTCATTGGTTACTGAATGTATACATGCTGATTTTGCGATGACATGGTCAGAAAAAACTTATTATGCCATAATCGGTCTGACTTTTCCAATTTGGGTAGGAGGATATCAACAACAACTTCAATTTAAAAAGTTAGGTTTTGATACTTTTGAAGATATCATTGATCACAGGTATCAAGATAAAGCTACATTTTTAGAACGGTGTTTTTATGCAGTATATTTAAATTTAGAACTGTTAAAAGATAAACCTAGGCTATCTGAAATAAGACAAAACTGCTATACAAGGCTTATAAACAATAGAAAAAAAATAAATTCATTATACCTAGGTGATTATTACGATAAGGTTATTGCAACTTGGCCAAAACAACTTCGAGATGAAATTGCGAGAACCAATATGTTAACACAGAACTATCTTGGACTTAAGGAAGATTTTGGCTCCACTTATGGTTTTTAATTTAGGCATATTGATCAATAGGCATTGCACGTACATTTTTACGTTTTACTTTTAGATAGTTACTGTTGTCTTTGGTCCACATCTGTCCTTCGCCAACAACCACGGTATCTCGAGAATACTTTATAGGCCGATCAACTACAAGATCTACATAGCGACCTTCACCTACGCCTAGTGTTATAAAGTGTATGTAATTTTTTGCATCGCTTTTGAATACTCTACTGGCGGCAATTATACCTGCAAACTGAAACTTGTCCAAGAATAAATTTTGCAATCCCATGTTTGGCAAAAAGCCAGGACTGTTCCATGCACCATTTTGTTTGAAACTCTCAACAGGATCTTCAGTGATCCAGTTGTCAAAGCCCAAGTCACGCAGATCCCAACCAGCACGTTTTGCTTCGTTGCGATATACCCAACGTGCATACGATCCTTGACAGTGTTTCAAACAAGCACGCCAGAACTCTTTTGGATTGTACACCTTGTGATATGCTAGTGCCCATATAAGCCTGCCTAAGTTTACTGCGTGTGCTCTACACAAGCCAAACCCACTTAGTGATTGCATTTGTTCATAGATGTCATGC